AATACTCGCTCTAAGAAGGAGTTGTACGTCGGGAGTGGTATTGTCTGCTTCGTCGATGATGATGACTTTATGCTTTGCCTCAGACGAGAGAGAGACTGTTGACGCGAAGTTTTTTGCGTTGTTCCGAACAGTGTCGAGAAAACGGCCTTCATCCGATCCATTAATGACATAGTAATCAACTCCTAATTCTTTACATAGTGCTTTTGCTACTGTGGTCTTACCAATACCTGGTGGGCCAGACAATAGCATATTTGGGATTTCTCCCTTTGATAAAAAGTCTTTGAAAGTTTTCTTTGTGATCTCTGGTAAGATACACTCCTCAATTGTTGTGGGTCTGTATTTTTCAACCCATATAAAATCACTCATTAGATCTCCACTCTTTTCTCATATTAACATAGGTATCGCTTTTTGCGACAATATCTCGTATCTTCTTAAAGATACCAGCAGATTGTGCATACTTGCTAGTGGCATGATCAGGTTCTTGTGGCCTGATATTGCCCTCACTGTCATACTTTTTACCTGAGTTATGATTAGCATACCTTCTTGCCCGTGTAAACCCCATTTCAAGGAACTTACGACACATATCCATACCTATAAAATCTTGTTTAGATCTATAGTCTTCATACATTGAGTATATTTTATTAGTGGATATTATTGCCTCAGTGGGAGTTTTGAATCTCCAATGAGCACATATATCGTTAGTATAAGGGCGAACCAGTAAAACCCCTTGCTCCCCTCTTCCAATACGATATAGTTTACGAGTCTCCTCGTCTGTAAAGTCAAGTGTTTTGTAATCGAGATCATAGTCAAACTCTTTCATAGCCAATGTGGTTTTCTAGATGGGTCACGAAGATAATTAGATGAAGCCCAAGGTTTGGACTTGATATAACGTTTGTAAGCAGTAATAGTATCGATAGTGTTATCAAACTTCCATTCCTCTGGCATAGCACGAGGGAAGTCCTGAGCTCTATTATAGCACGTTATGCAAGAGTCTGTCTTCTTCTCAAATATTTTTTGTGCTTCTAATAAAGTAGATTCGCATCCATGAACTTTACCATAACGATGAGTATACTCTTCAACTAATGAAATTCCATGTGCAAGTAACCATGCTGTGTTGTATATGTTTTTTGCAGCCCAAACGGTAGAGGGATGCCCTCTAAACCCACCTTTCTCCGTAAAATATGCTGTACCATCTTTCTTGTGTAATTGTCCCCAATCATAATACCACTTAGAATATATGATAGCGAGCATTTGACAACTCTCCAAAGGCATCTTGACCACATGTTTATCAGGCAATACTCTTGCTGAAACATCTGGATCAGGATGAGTAATAAAAATGTTCATAATGATCTAGTAATAGTCTGTGACTCAATCTCAGAAGCTTTCATCCACTCCTGTAAGTATTCTACTGCTTTTTCTGGGCAAGATTCATCACTACAAGTAAAGATGTCACATATTGCAACATCTTCTTCAGGCCATGTATGAATACTAATGTGACTATCTGCAAGCATAGCGAATCCAGTCACTCCTTGAGGTTCAAATTTATGAACTTGTAAATGAATTAATTTACAACTGGCTTTTTCAACCGCTTTATATAATCCCAATCTAATATGTTCTTCATTGTCCAAAGTGGAGTCAGAGCATTTTTTTAATTTGAACAGAATGTGTTTCATAACGAGGAGGAGTATAATGATCATTCCAATGTCTAATGTTACCTGCAACAATAAAACAATTGGTAATCACTAATTGTAAAAAAATAAATGTTCTAATTACACAAATTATATTATCATACTCTTTAGTTGTTTCATCTTGAAAAGAACCTAAAGCATATTTCCATATTTTCCAAATTTCTCTCACCTATTATAACCCGCAGATCTTCCATCTTTCCATTCTTGTTTTTCATAATCAAAATCAGGATGAGGTGCTGATGAAACAACAGGATTTTTAGATACGTTTTTGATAACTATGAATTTATCAGCTGCAAATGCACCAGCAAGTTGTACCTCAATTTGATCACCATCTTGCCAATTTACATCACCATTCATTTTAGTGTGTAACATGGCTTCCTGAATTTCATCAATTATTTTTTGAGTTAGTTTCATGTGTTTAATACCCAAATTAATCTACAGATTATACCTACTATTAGAATATAGTAACTCCACATAATCCACATACCTATGCGATTATGTCTACTCCCACGTTTATAGGGATGTACTGCTAAATGGGATGATCTGTCCCAGCCATCAACCATATAATCTTTGGTTGGTATCATTTCTTTTTCCTTTTGTATGATTTTTTTGGTTTCTTACTAAAGACACCAAATTTTGTTAGAACGTAAAGTGTAAGTATAGTCCAAAAGACAATTTCTAATACAAGATTATTCATTACCCAAAAGTTGAATCAGGTTCTAATGCTATGTAATAGGTAAGATCATGATTCTTGCTGATAAAACGAGATAGAAGTTTTTGAGATACAACAACTTCATAAGTACCAGGTAATATTTTTATATTTTCTACTTTAAAATTAAATGAGAACTCAGAATCAGTATCACCTACAACAACAGAATAATCATTTGAAGTATCATTCTTCTTATCACGAACAACTAATTTAACTACACCTGCTTCACCAATTACAGATAAATCTGGTAACTGACTGATAGCTGCTGCTTTAAGTAATCTATCTAATTGTTCTGTGCTTAATTCAAAACTGACATCTTCACTAGGTAACTCAATTGCTTTCTCAGGTGGGGTGATAATAACTTGAGGATCTGCGAAGAAAAATCTTTGTCTTGATCTACCCTCACGAATGAGAACATATCCATCATTAGCAAAATCCAATTCAGGAGAATTGAATAATGTTGTATTAACATTTAAGAATTGGCTTAAATCATATATCCCAAAATCTTTAGGTATCTCTTCAGATATTGTTGCTTCTGCTAATATATTTTTCATAACAGAAATAGTTCTCAAAGAACTACCTTCTTTAAAAAGAATAGATTGATTGATTGAAGAAAAGTTCTTCAATAGAGTCAGAGTCTTGTCAGATAATTTCATTGTGTGAGGTCTCAGTTTCATAATTAAGGCATGTTGTGGTCAATGTTACCACTGGTCACTGACGGTTTGCCGTAATGTTCATCGAAATGTAGTAATAGCATAGCATAATGTATTACTTTCAGCAAGTCCTTTTTATTTCTTCCATCCTTACTTCCATAGCGACTACCATACTTTAGTATGTTTGCTTGACAGAAATCTGATGCTAGATCTCTTGATGCCATCAAGTCTATTGTTTGAACATTACGATACTCATGTTTGGTACCTGTGTAATGGCCATTGTAAGTACGTGATACATACTCTTCTACATCTTTGAGTATCTCTTTTTCGTGATACTTATTTCTACTGTCTGTCATAATTTTCTTTGTTGAATCCTCGATATTTAGGGTTAGCTCATCATAGTTTAAACTAACATGATCTATGTCATTATCTGTTACGTAAGCTTGGGGATAGGTAGTTCCATTAACTACAGATTCTGCCATCATATAATCAAAAGCATCAGTAAATGGATTCTCTCTATCAGGATCATTACGTTTGTAATCATACCATGCTTCAGAGTGTTCATAATCATCTAGATTAGTATCACTAGGAACATTAAATACACCTTCTGATTTGGTATTCACGCAGAATTTCATTTCTTCTTCACTCATACCATCCTCCTTTTTTTTAATTGGAAAAGTTTCATCCATAGTTCCGTTCATCTCCTCCCATGCTAAACTCCATGCATTAACCATATTCAAATAAGAAATCGTTTACAAGATGTTCTGCTTTTTCTTTTCCAAACTTACCAGCAAGATATCCTCCCACTGGATCTAATTTGGTCATATAAGCATCAAAATCTTTATACACACTAGTATCTGTGCCAGTGGGTTTTTTTAATTCTATCAGTTCCTTATACTTTGTCAAGTATTTGATAAACATATCAAGGTGTTGATCTACCTCATCCATTTTACAATATCTAATATAGATATTTTCTGAAAAATGATTGCCAGGCTCAAAGAATCTATAATCACCTTCATGTTTTGGTAAACCCTCTACACCAAACAAAAAGTTTTCTGTTGGATGTTGAAAATCAAATACGATAATAACTCTATTCTCAGTAAATCCCATAAGATCCATCCCAAAACAGGGAAGAATCCCTGTTGGAACATCGGCACCAGTTTTAGGATAGATTATATTATTGTAAATAGAACTCTTATCATTCCAGATCTCTACTTCTCTTGATTTAATAAAGTATTTGTGCTCATGAGTTTGGGCGACTAGTTTGGTTCCTTTACCTTCCCAATCAGCCCATAACTTATCAACATAAAGATCTGGAAATGCCTCATGCAAAGCACGTTTATAATTTGACCATAAATTAAGCATCTTTATATGCAGCATCTTCTGCTTTTGTAAAATCAAAGTCAGCATCTACTTTATCATACAATTCAATAAATGCTTGCTTTGTATCATCATCAAAACGGTTAATACATACTTGAAGTGCTTTTGCTTTATCATTGAATATAGAGAAAGCACGAACAATATGGATCAAACGACGAGTGCTGATGATCTCCTCAATACCACCATCATAAAATGTTTTACGAATGATATCAGCCCAATCAACTAACCTCTTACAGAAATCAGACTCTGACACTTTAAGAGATTCAGCAACTTTCAATAAAATCTTTTGTTCTACAGATGGTGCTGGATAATCTTGCTCAAATGTTACAGGGAATCTTTCTAGGAATGCCTCATTCAATACGTTAGTACCAATGAATCTACCATCATCAGATCCTTTACCTTTTGTATTTGCAGTAGCAACCACATTAAATCCTGCAGCAGGGGCAACCCACTTACCAATCTTCTTAAGGAAAACACCTTTACCTTCAAGTATTGATTGTAAGCATAGAATTTTGTTAGATGCTAGATCAATCTCATCTAGAAGGAGGATAGCTCCCCTCTCCAAAGCTTCGATGACTGGGCCATTATGCCAAACAGTGTTACCATCAATAAGACGGAACCCACCAATAAGGTCATCTTCGTCAGTTTCGATTGTGATGTTGACACGGATTAACTCCCTTTTTAGTTGAGCACAGGCTTGTTCAACACCAAAAGTTTTACCATTACCAGATAGGCCTGTGATAAATGTTGGATAAAATAATTTAGACTGAAGTATCCTTTTGATATCAGAAAATGGGCCAAACTTTACAAAAGTTTCATCTTTAATTGGAACTAGATTCTGTTGCACAGATGGTAACGCAGCAGGAGCACTGAAAGATTTTTCAATATTTTCTACTACCTTTGTAGTTACTTCAAGATTCCACTTACCCTTACCAACTTTGAAATCTTTGATCTTCTTCGTGACTGTTGAATAAGCAATGTCATTCATTCTACAAAAAGCACGAATATCAGCAGCGATAAATTCTTTGCCGTAATTGGATCTTAGACCCTCGATGATTTCTTCACGAGTCATTTTGATTTCAAACATAATTTGGTTCTTTTCACTATAGCCATTATAAAGCAAAAAAGGAGGATTAATCCTCCTTGGGGCCACTTTTTATACTGGTCTCCCAATCTTTAAATGAAGATTGTAATTGACCCTCATTTTCCTTTGGATCTAGTTTATCATATCCTTTTGCCTTTTTCCACTGATTATACAATGCACCTAGTATCCAAGACTGAGATAGACTTTTAGGCCCATTCTCTAGTAATTCAAGATACTTTTCGTTACTTGTGTAACTCTTGTATTCTTCTCTCCAGTTGGAGTCATCATAAAGTTTGTTTGTCATCGTGCTCCTACGCGGGGTTCGTTATCAGGGACTTCGTGGGGATCCATTTTCCCTTTTGGTAAGTAAGCCAACTCACGCATTGCCCTAACTGAGGGATCAGTTGTAACATTAGTGGGCAATCGTCCAAG